GCATCTCTTTAACATCACTAACAAGGCATTTTTTGATAGTTGCTTTACTCTATACTCTACCAAATATCCTCTTATCTCTATAAGCCAGTGGAATATTAGAATTTTACAAAACACATACAAAAGAACAGGACCGACATTTTATGTAGGTAATGGAGTAAATCTTAATGACTTCCCAATTAGCAACAAGCCAAAAGATGGTAAAGTAGCCCTATTGGAATCTCCAGAGCCAACTAACATGGCTAAAGACACAGAAAAAATAGCGGTACAAGTAGCCAAGAATCTAAAAGAAAAGGGATGGATAATAAAAGGCTTTGGCTTACATAAAGCAAAAGACAATATCTATTCTGAGTATGTAGTCAAGCCAGACCTTGCCACAATGAATCGGCTCTATGAGGAGGCCACAATAATGATAAAGGCCACAAAGTATGATGCGAGGTCAACTGCTCCTTTAGAGGCTGGCACAAAGGGCACTGTAACAATTAGAGGGATTATAGAGGGAGATGATGACCTAAACGAGACTAATAGCTTTAAGACTGGCTATTCTTATGACAAATTATTTGACTCGACCATGTTTGCTTTACACCATCTCGATCAATTACAAGAAAGGGCAGATAATATTCGTAAATATGTCCAAACTTACACTTGGGATTATTGGATGACTAAAATCAATGACATTTTATGCAACTTATAGTAGGATGCGGTCCGAACTGGCCTAAAAGAGAAAATGACATTTTTTTAGATTGTCGCAAGTTTGACAATGTAGATGTAGTGCATGACCTAAATATCACACCTTGGCCATTCCACAATGACCAGATGACTGAGATAGCAGCTATTCATGTGGTAGAGCATCTTAATAGTTTATTGGACTTCATGAATGAGAGCTGGAGAATATTAAAAAAAGGTGGAGCCCTATACATAGAAACTCCAGAAGCCGGGGCAAACTTAGACCTGCAATTTGCTGATCCTACACACATAAGATGCTATCGGAAGCATACCTTTATAAATTACTTTACTCTATCTGAGGCCCCTAAGTTTGGTTACACAGACAAATACTGGGCTATAATGCACTTAGAAACTAAAGATGGCAATATAATCGCACACCTAACACCATTAAAATGAGAATACTAATAGTTGTATTAGAGTACTTAGAGCCGGATTGGTTGCAGACCTTAAAGTGTGTGCAAGACACTGGCCTACCTTACGAGATTGTCAGCAGAGATGGAGTAGGCAATATGTCAAGAGCTTACAATTCTATCATAAGCAAAGAGGCCGACTATTACTGGTTTGTCTCAAATGTTACTTTTAGCCCTCAGATGCCTTATATGCTGGCAATGGCTTGCGAGGAAAAGGGCTGGGCTGGCATACATCCGGCAATGAGGTCATCAGATCACAAATTTCAATGGCCTATTGGTAACGAACCTAAAGAAACCCCATTTATAGAATGGACTGCTCCTATGGTCAATGCAGAGATATTCAGGGATAATCTCTTAGATGAGATGCTACCTTACTACTACATGGACTTGGATTGGTGTCATAGGGTCAAACCAAATAAGGTAGGGGTGCATCATGGTCAGGTAGTAGAGCATACTTATTTAAGAAATAAGCAAGAGCATCCCATCGGGCAACTAAGAAAGCAACTAAGAAACTACTGGACCCCTATCAGTCAGAGACACATGATCCAGAAATACGGAAAGGACTGGCAACAAAAACTATGGCCTAAATAAAAACTATGACAACTTTAGAACTACATGGAATTTACCATGAATTAAACTTCTGGCAAGGCTTTGTAAAAACCGACCGATTCTTAAAGGGTTGGGTAGGTAAAGGCAAGACCCCAGAATTAAACCAAGAGGTAGCAGACTTTATCAAAAGTGTTCCACATGAATCCGTTTTGGATGTGGGATCAGGGGTTTGCTCAATTCTTAATGGATTAGTCAATGTAACCCCTTGCGATCCATTGGGAGACCTCTACAAGCTCGTTTTTGACTTTGAGAGACATAAACTAAAAGCCCCACTACCAATACCAGCCGAGGAGTTAAACTTTAAGAATGAGTTTGACATAGTACATATCTCAAATGCTCTGGATCATACCCAAGAACCAAGAAAGGCCTTAGACTACCTTTTACAAGCGGTCAAGCCCGGTGGGTATCTAATAGTCCAAGGTTTTTTTAATGAGGCCACACATGAGAACTGGCAAGGCTTCCATCAGTGGGATATATCTTTAGATGACTATGGCTGCATGGTTATTTTAGGCAAGAAGTCAAAAACCATTATTGCATGGCCTCCACATAAGTTTGCAACAGTCAATTTGTTAGGTCGGGATTGGTATTATTGGATAATAAAAAAATAAACATGGTAATCTGCTGTGATATTGATGGCTGCCTAACAGATGGCAAAATCTGGGTAGATCATCAAGGAAACATTATTAAGTCCTTTAATAACAAAGACATTGGAGCTATCAAAGAGCTAATCTCAATGGGCTATCAGGTGCATTTAGTAACCGCAAGCTCATGGCCGGGAGCAGAACAATACCTTAGAAGGTCAGGGGCTCAATTGCACATCATACGAAATAAAGAGACTATTCCCTTTGACTACCAAATAGCCATAGGAGACTCGGCATGGGATATACCTATGCTTTGTAAAGCTAAGTACCTTTTCTGCCCTGCTGATGCATCTTTAGAGGTTAAGTGTTTAGATGGTGTCCATCCACTAATGACACCCGGAGGGCAAGGAATCATGCTTGAATTGGTCCGCATACTTAGTCGATGGGGTACAGATGTTGATAAGTAGTACTACTTAAATTTGGTAGATTCAATAATTTTTCGTATATTAGGGGGTGAATAAAGGGTAAAAAATCAACGAGCCTTCAACCTTTCGGGGTTGAGGGCTTTTTTACTTATGCCTTACAAATCAAGAGCCCAAGCAGCTTTCTTTAACCTAAACAAGAAAAAGCTCGAAAAGCAAGGGGTAAATGTAGATGAGTGGAATAGGAAAAGCAAAGGCAAGAAACTACCCAAAAAGAAAAAGTAATTGTCATCACTAACCACCATAGACTGGGACCTTGTTGCAGAATACCTGATGGCAGGCTGTTCCGGTGTCGAAATTGCAGCACAAATAGGAGTCCACGAAAACACTCTGTATCAACGATGTAAGTCTGATTTAGGGGTAGATTTTGTGGCATTTAAGCAAGAAAAGCAAGCGGCTGGGGAATCATTACTACGCAAAGTGCAGTTTGATACCGCAGTCAAGGATAAAGACCGAACCATGTTAGTCTGGTTAGGCAAACAAAGGTTAGGTCAGAAAGAAAAGGCAGAGCAAGATATTAAGGTTGATGGTGGCATTAACATAATATTTAAGCCTGTCAATGAAACAAGTTGAGATACGATATACTAGTGTCTTTGAAAGAAACTTGCTAGCCTATCAGGCAAAAAAGTATAGGGTAATTGCCAACCAAGGCTCTACCCGATCTGGCAAGACCTATTCAATATCTCAGCTTTTAGCTCTTTTCATACCGCATAAGGAAAAAGTAACGATTTCGGTGGTTAGTCCATCCTTACCCCATTTGAAAAGGGGTGCTAGGCGAGATATCCTAAAGATACTCGAAGATGCTGGCATCTACTCAGATGACAACTTTAACAAAACTGATAATGTCTATCACTACCCTAATGGCTCTTATATAGAGTTCTTTGGGGCAGAGGACTCGGGCAAGGTTAGAGGACCAGGGCGAGACATACTGTATATAAACGAGGCCAATCTTTTGCCCCACTCTATTTACCAACAGTTAGCCCTTAGAACCAAGCAGACCATCTTTTTAGACTTTAACCCAGTCGATGAGATGAGCTGGGTGTACGATGTCGCTGATAGAGAAACTAACCTCTTAATCCATTCAACCTATAAAGACAATCCATTCCTGCCAAGTGAGCAGGTAGCTGAGATTGAAAGTCTGAAAGATGCAGACGAGAATCTTTGGAAGGTCTTTGGGTTGGGAGAAAGGGGTAAGTCATCAGAGATTATTTATACCCATTGGAGGCAAGGTCAGTTCCCGGATGAGTGTGAAACGGTTTATGGCTTAGACTTTGGCTATTCAGTACCAACTGCTTTAGTCAAGGTAGGGTTTCACGAAAAACAAACCTTTGTCAAGGAAATGCTTTACGAAACCAAGCTAACCACCACCGATTTAATAGAAAGGCTAAAGGTCCTAGACATCAAGAGGTCCGATGAGATTTACTGTGATGCTGCCGAGCCTAAGACTATTGAGGAACTGGTTAGGGCTGGGTACAATGCCAAGCCAGCCGAGAAGGATGTCTATGCAGGTATTCAAAAGGTCAAGAGCCAGCCTTTAGTCGTTACCCCAGACAGCACGAACCTAATTAAAGAGATTAGGTCCTACAAGTGGAAAGTCGATAAAGATGGCAAGGTTCATGCAGACGAGCAGCCAGTCAAGATGTGGGATCACTTATGCGATTCGATGCGGTATGCAATTTACACGAAACTAAACAAGCCCCGATTCGAGGTGATGGCTTGGTAAAATAAAGAAAGTGGGTAGAATAAAAGATGCGTGGGATGCACTAACAAAGAAAGCGGTGCCGATGATGCCGATAGGCCAGCCTTTTGCTTCATATCAGGTTACTGGGGGCACTTTTGTTGGCATCAGCGATAACAGAACTAACTACATAAGAGACGGTTATCAGGTTAATGATATCCTTTACTCAACCATAACCCTGATTACAGACAAGGTAAAGCTACCAGACTGGACTACCTATAAGGTTGTCGATGAAGCCGCCTTCAAGTCGTATCAGGGATTAATGAGAAAAAAAGATATCTCTACTGAGGACTTTCAAAAGGCTATGGGCTATAAGAAAAAAGCCTTAGAGCCTATTTATGTTGATAGACTTACTGAGCTTTTACGATACCCTAACGACTACGAAACATTCCAGGACCTAGTCGCTAACTCTACTGGATATAAGTTGATTACTGGTGGCCGCTGTGTTTGGGCTCAGATGCTTGACATGGGAGCTAATCAGGGCAAGCCTTATCAGTTGCATAATCTACCGTACCAAGAGGTAAATATCATTGCCTCGACTAATATGTTCCCCATCGTTGAGGAGGGGTACATGATTCCAGTCCTTTCAGATGCTTTATTTACAAAAGAGCAAGTCTTACACGACAAGTATCAAAACTACGACTGGGATATCAATGGCTCGCACCTTTACGGCATGAGTCCTCTCAAATCTGCTTTGCGCAGGTTAAGTAGGTCTAACTCTGCTATCAAGGCTAGTGCGGCTATGCTGGAGAATCAAGGGGTTAAAGGTGTACTGTATGTTGATGACCCAAGAGTCATGAATGGTGGGGTAGATGTTGCCGATACAAGAAAGCAAGTAGAGGCTATTAAGAGTAAACTTGTAGGCAAAGGCGAGTGGGTAGGATCAGAGAACTGGGGCCGCATTGGTGTTTCTGGTTACAAGATGGGATGGCAGTCTGTTGGGCTTAACCCAGTAGAGCTATCTATCATTGACTCTGAAAAATGGGACCTCAAGCGATTCAGTTCGGTTTATGGGGTGCCTAGCCAATTGGTGGGTGATTCTGAGTCTAGCACATATAACAATGTCAGAGAGGCTGAAAAGGCCCTTACAACGCGTTGTGCGATGCCTCAGTTGGTTTCGTTCCGTAACCATTTTAACAGAAAGCTACAAACAGACTGGGGCTACAAAGGCCAGAATGTTTATATAGACTTTGACCATACAGTCTTTACAGAATTGCAAGAGGATGTGGTTGAAAAGTCAGGATGGATTAAAGACCTCAAAGCCCTTAGCCCTAACGAGCAAAGGATGCTGTTGGGATTAGAAAGAATTGAGAACCCCATTTTTGATGAGCCCTGGATTACTACGCAAGATGGTATGCCATTTAGCGAGTACGAAGCTCCAAACATGGACCTGAGCGACATCAACGAGGAAGAAAACGA